TCGCATTAGCGGCCTAACAGCCACTTAGGGTAGGAAATACCTCGTAACAGAAACAACCAGCCCGTTTCGGCGGGCTTCTTTTTTCGAATATTCTATGCTAGCTAATATCAAAACTCTAGAACCTATTCTAGATAAACTTTTTAAAGAAAATGGTACTTTTGGCCTGATGCAAGACAACGGCGAATTTCCCAAACGATTAAAATTATTAGCTTCTGCGTTTGATTATAAATGCACCAATGATTCGCTGGATACGTTTAAAGATTTTTGTTATAATTTATTCTATATTGCCGAAAGAGATCTAAGTCTGGCCCATTGTATTCATCACAATCACATGTCGAGGATAGCAATTGAGCTAGGGCCCGATTCGGCAATTAAATCCAGGCTGTTACAAGAACGCCTACACGAAACTATCTATTGTAACTCGGCCGCAAAGGTTGTTGATACAATTAGATATGATGTTGAACTTAATCAATTGTTGCCTGGGAAGAAATACTGGCTTAGTAATTTAGAATCGGGTAGTGTAGTTACTATAGAAGTGTTGACTACAGATGCTGATGCATCGGCGACAGCGAGACACACAATACATCGAGAAGGTGAATCACCAGACATTTATATGATGTGTCTTGATTTAACAAAAATTAATCATACAAAATCTGTTGGTAAACACGAAAGTCCCAATGCTGTTGGCATGAAAGGTGCGGCACCAGGTACACTAACCTTGTTAGAACCAATTGCTGTTGGCACAGATGCGTGTTATATCATTAGAAAAAATTACCGAGAAAAAGCAACAGAAGGCATTCTCTGGCACGACAATGCTTTTTGGGTTACAGTTCACTTGGGAGTTGTTGTTGGACTGTATAAAGAATTGGTCAAGTTTCCGGAAGTTAAAAGTACAGAATTAAAAAATCAATTGAGAACTTTAGAATTGGAAATAGCAACCTTAAAAATATTGTGGGAGGAAGGTCACAACAAGATTGATCTCAATGATAGTGCTGTAAACAATCCTGTATTATCTGTTACACCAAATAGATCTTTCCGCAGTATAGAATACGCACTAAGCAAAAAAGTATTGCTTAACTTGATAAATTTTACACTTGAAATTGGACTTAATCAGTTTATTGACGATACCGGCCCACAATGGGTCAGATTCAGTGATGCTATAACTTATGTGACCCATTTGGCATCACTCTATAGATGCAACAACAAATACCAGTATACCAATAGCATGTGGAATTAGGACTAAAAATCCTTAAGTCGACATCTAAAGGCTATTGTAACTCTCATACCTTTGGATACATTCGAAGCCGGTCTAGTATTGTGTAATATTCTGCTGTCATATACTATTAATCTCCCAGGAACGCTACCTACAATCTGAGTAGGGTAACCTACGTTGAATCCTCTGCTTTGATTATATGCTTCTTTTTGAAATTGTTGAGTATCACCAGTTACTTCGTCGCCATAGAATACACACTCACCAAACCAAGTTGGATACCATTCTAGATTAGCACAATATAAAATATTAAATGTGCCCTCTTCATCTAAATTGATATTGTCTCTGTGTATTCCGTATTGATTATAAAACGGTTCTTTAGGTCTGCCGTTTGTGTATACACGCCACCCTGCTGTTAGTCCAGGAACAGCGGTCCGCGGTTTCCACTCTGGCATGTTATCAATACTCATGCCTTCGGGCTCACCGGTGATTTCATATTTATTCCCCAAGGCTTGATTTATACTTTTCCATAATGTGCCAATTATCTTGTGCTTGGTTTTTAAGTAATATTCGTCGACCGCTAACAATGTTCTAGGAGTAGAACATCCGTATTTACTAGTACCAAACTTTTCACAATAATCCCACCCATCCTTACTTGGGATAAAGAATTCAGTTTCACTTTTAGTTTTCTGTAATGAGGCGCTTTTCATAGGTCTAACAAACCAGGTTTGATCTGCTAAATATTCCCAAACCTGGGTTCTGAGATCTAACGGAATAGCGTCATCTAATATTTCAATTTGTGGAATGTCCATAGTACATGTATTTACGACTGACTTACTTTGTTGCGAAAAAACAACACCTAAAATGCCCCAAAATATGGGATTTTTTACGGGGTAAAATTTCGGTTGAACCGAAAATCCATTAAATGTATAATACTTGTATTGAAGCTAAAAAAGGAGCTAGAAAATGAGTTTTTATATTGTTGCTAAAGGTACCGGACTTATTGTTACAGACGGTCCAAACAAGACTCGTGCATACAAGACCTGGGGTTCCGCTAAAGCCACAGTGACTCGCTTGATTAACAAGGCCGGTTGGAGTGCTAGCCAACTTCAAATTATTGCCCGCGACAGTTATAAACCCCGTATGGTTACCCGTAAGAATTTGATGACTGGTGCAGAATTTCAAGAAGATGTCAACACCCCAAATTGTTGCAGTCCTGCGTCAGAAACATTTTGGTCCATGTGACTTTTTGGTTGACCCAAAAATCCATTAAATGTATAATACTTGTATAGAAACTAAAAAGGAGCTGAAATTGAACTACACTAAAGAACAAGTTGTTGCTATTGTAGCCGAAGCTAAACAAGCCGCTCGTGAAGCCGCTGACAAATACTTCCAAGAAAAGTTGGGTGGTGTTGATCAATATGCTTGTGGTTTTGCCTGGGTTGAAATTTTTGGCATCAAAGGTAATACCAAAATGGGCAAAGTTTTGAAGGCCGCTGGTATTACTCAGAACTACACCAAAGCATTCAGTATTTGGAATCCCAGTGAACACAACTGTCAGAACATTGACACCAAAGAAGCCGGTGCTTATGCGGCGGCTGAAGTGTTTACCAAATATGGTTTCACAGCCTACGCTGGTAGCCGTTTAGACTAATATGAAATTCTTTAGAGAAACCACAGCAGATTGGGCAAGCCCTACGCCCAATCATGTTTACTTGTTGAACAATACCAAAGACAAGATGTACGGTTATATCAAGGCCGGCACAGACGAAGTCACGGTGGTCAAGAAGGCATATGGTTTTGATGCTCGTCGTAGAACATTCCGTGAAGTTCCGGAACTAGGCGAGTTGAGTTTGGATGATGTTCGAACTGAGACTTGGGAATTCGTTGGTAGTAAAGGCGACAAGTACATTGTGCAAAAAACGGATAATATGTTACAATGTAGTTGTCCGGGATTCACATATCGCGGTGACTGTAAACACGTTAAGGAGATTGCATAATGGGTACTAGATCAACTATCGCTATCAAACACGGTGAGCGTATCAAGGCTGTATACTGCCATTGGGACGGTTATGTGGCAGGCGTGGGTGCTACACTGTTAGAAAACTACGACAGTACCAAGGCCAACTTTCTTGTTGCGCTCGGTAATGTTAGTAGCCTACAGGCCGAGATTGGCGAGCAACATGCCTTCAGCAAGTTCGACACACCGGGCATTGAGCATCGTGAGCACAATGAAGATTGGTGTACTTTTTACGGTCGCGATCGTGGTGAAGAAGGTCAAGAGTTCAAGAGCTTTAGTAGCGAAGCCGAGTGGATGGAACACTACGAACACATGGGTGCTGAATATTTTTATATCATGGATGCAGGTGTGTGGTATGTGAGTGCTTACCGAAAAGAGTTTGAGCCACTGCACGAAGCAATGGCACAAGTAAACGAAGAAGTGTAATATGAACGATATGCCTAAGAACAGCGAATTCCGTAGATGGGTACACGAGTTGTGGTTGCGTAATTGTGATGAGCATGACGAAGTACGCGAAACACGTTACACACAGGAACAATACTTTCAGCAATATAAATTTTGGTTAAAAAGAGAATACAAATATCAAAGGAGTCAAAATGCCTAATTGGTGCGGTAATACTTTGACACTCACGCACGAAGATCCCGAAATGATTGCTCGTGCCAAGGCCTCGTTTGCCGAAGGTAAGTTTTTACAAGAGTTCATTCCTAACCCAAGCGGTGAATGGGACTACGATTGGTCTGTGGCCAATTGGGGCACCAAGTGGGACGTGGGCGATGGCAATGGTATCCAAACTTGGGACGATAACGAAATTGTTTTTTACTTTGACTCTGCATGGTCGCCACCGATCAGGGCATACGAACAGTTGTTGGACCTGGGCTTTACTGTTTATGCAACCTACTATGAATCTGGTTGTGCGTTTGCTGGTGTTTGGGAAAACGGAAGCGATGACTATTACGACTTATCCAGCATGAACTCTAGCGATGTACGACAACAAGTGCCGCAAGAACTTGATGACTCGTTTGGTATTAGCGAAGGCATGGAAGAATGGGAAGCCGAAAACGAAGATGAAGTTACCACATGGTATAAAGAAGGCGTAGAGTCTACCGGACTTATTCCACACTGTGTTGACAAAACAAATAAAGAATAGTATAATATGAATATGTTAAAACCCTGGGACGTACTTGATGAGATGGAGTGGAACAACTCTCGCACTCACAAAGAAGGCATCATTGAGCGTGAAGCCAATCGCGGCAACACGGACTTTTTTACCGGAGCACGTTGGGCTCTGGACAGTACAATTACTTTTGGTATACGCCAAGTTGAAGAAAAACGTGGCGACGGTCGAGGCTTTAGTCCCGAAAACTTCTGGGAAGTGGCTCGTAAATTAAGTACTAGAGAGCTCACAGGCAATGCCGCACAGGTTGCCATCAACTATTTGGTAATCAACGCCAAAGAACGCGAGTGGAATTTTTGGTATCGCCGTATCTTGATCAAGGATTTACGTTGTGGTGTTAGCGAAAAAACCATCAACAAAATTGTAGAGCCTATTGATGCCAACTATGTCATTCCTGTTTTTAGCTGTCAACTTGCTCACGATGGTGCTAACCACGAAAGCAAGGTTGCTGGACGGAAACTGATCGAAGTTAAATTGGACGGGGTACGTGTTATTACTATCGTCTACCCAAGTGGGCATGTTGATATGTATAGCCGCAACGGCAAGGAACTGGTAAACTTTCCACACATCAAAGAACAGTTGAGCAAGAACGCTGTCTTTTTTAAAGATCCAATGGTGTTGGATGGTGAAGTGATGAGTAGCAGTTTTCAAGATCTAATGCGTCAGGTGCATCGTAAAAGTGATGTGCAGGCACAGGATGCTGTGTTAAACCTGTTTGATATATTGAGCCTAGAAGATTTCAAGTGTGGCAAAAGTGCTGTTCCGCAGTACAAACGCAGTCAAGCATTGCAAATCTGGTACGAGCCTATCAAGACTCACTTGCCCAATATTCGTGTACTAGGCAACGAAATGGTAGACTTGGATACCGAAGCAGGACAGAAACGATTTAGCGATATTAACGCAAGTGCCATTGAAGGCGGATACGAAGGTATCATGATCAAGGATCCCCTGGGCATTTATGAGAATAAACGTAGTGTGGCATGGCTTAAACAAAAGCCAT